CACGTCGCTGGAGCAATTTCGGCAACTAATTAACCTAATCGAGAGCTCGGATATGTTATCTAAGCGCGTACAACGTATTCGCTGGAGTCATGGCTCTGAGGAAATTGAAGTCAAGGGTACGACCGGACAAATTAACCGATTTATCGTCAAGGCTGGCGGCTCAGCTGCTCGAGGCGTTTCTGCGCCATCGGCAATTCACTTAGACGAGCTTCGAGAGATGAAAGACTTAGAATCTTACGCGTCGCTTCGTTACACCCTTATGGCTGCTAAGAATCCTATGATTATGAGCTACACGAACGCGGGCGATTCTCACTCGGTCGTTCTCAATGCGTTTCGGGAACGTGGACTAGCTGCTGCGGCTGGAGCTAATGACGACATCGGCTATTTCGAGTGGAGCGCACCGACGGACGATATTCAGCTCGAGTCAAATTGGCTTGCTGCCAATCCAGCCATCGGTCACACGATTAACATCGACAACATCCAAGCCGTTCTTAATGATCCGCCAGAGGTCGTACAAACCGAGGTATTGTGTAGATGGGTTCAAACTATTTCCAGCATTATCGGAGCCAACGAGTGGAATAATTGTCACGATGAAAGCGTCGATCTCGATACCGAAAAGCTAACATGGATGGCGCTTGATATTTCACCGGATCGCAAATTCTGTGCGTTAGTAGGGGCTCAAAAACTCGGCGATGAACGCTTCGTCGTAAAGCTGCTCCATACATGGGAAAACTCCGTGCAGTTAGACGATCGAGAGATCGCTAATGAAGCCGCTAAATACTGTCGGAAATATCCGCTCGAGTATTTGCTATATAGCCGTCGAACTTCGGGCGCTGTAGCTGCAAGATTCCAGCCCGCTGGTATTCCAATTTTCGACATGGACTCGGTTTACCCTCAGAGCTGCGATGAGTTACTGGGTGCGATTAACTCGGGACGATTACGCCATCGAGGACAGAGCGATCTCACTAAACAGATTCTCTCAGCTGTTCAACTAAAGCGCGGCGATGGTGGCTGGGTTATTGGACGTCGAGCTTCGCAAGCTGCGGTTTGCGCGGCGGTAGCAACGGCGTTAGTAACACACTTCGCGACACGCCCAGAGATGGACTTCGATATTATGACAGCCTAGTGCTATAAGTCTGTAAGAATTGGCGCATGGGTATTCGTGATCTATTTGCGTCAAAGGTGGAAGCTGTAACGCCGCTCCAAAATAGCGACATCGAAGCTTCCGTTTCACCTGTATTCGCTTTGGACTCGATTTATACCTTTAATGGCGGCGCTACTCAGGCAACGCGCGAGGAAGCTATGAGTGTCCCTACGATCGCTCGTGCTCGTGGGATCATCTGTTCGTCCATCGCTTCGATCGGGTTACAACTCCGGGACAATACGACAGGGCTCGAAGTGCCAGCGCCCCGCGTAATTCGTGATCCCGATCCACGCGTTCCGGGTAGCGCAACTTATGTCTGGACAGCTGAGGATTTATTATTTTATGGTTATGCCTATTGGCAAATTACCGAACTCTTTGCCGACACTATGCGAATTCGTTCCGTTCAACGAATCGTCCCAACACGCGTCGGCGTTTTCTTAAACAATAACGGAACCGAAGTTCTTTATTATACCATTGACGGAAAAGCGATCCCCGAATCGGGCGTCGGCTCAATAATTGTTTTCTACGGAAACGATGAAGGATTATTAAATCGTGCCGGTCGGACAATTCGTACTGGTGCGGAACTTGAGCGAGCAGCTGCGAACTATGCTCGCGAACCTGTCCCGTCGATGGTATTAAAATCAAACGGAACAGCGTTACCAGCTGATCGAATTGCTAAATTACTTGAGTCATGGGGCGTCGCTCGACGTAATCGCTCGACCGCGTTTCTTAATGCGGACGTAGAATTACAAACTGTCGGCTTCGATCCTGAGAAGTTACAGCTCGCAGCTGCCCGTTCGTACATCGCAACAGAATTAGCTCGCGCTATTGGTATTCCGGCTTTTTATGTTGACGCCGAAACTGGATCGAGCATGACTTACTCCAACGCCAACGTTACTCGCAAAACTTTGCTGGACTTCTCTTTGATTCCGCTAATGACAAGCATATCCACGCGATTAAGTATGCCGGATTTTATTCCATCATCACAGACAGTCAATTTCCGTTTAGAGGATTACTTGCGTGGAAGTGAAGCGGAAAGAGTAGCAATTTACAAAACATTATTTGAAATCGGCGCAATCAGCGTCGAGGAAATCCGACAAGCTGAGGAAATGATTAAATGAAGCTAAACATGCCGCTACAAATTACGTCAGCCGATAGCGAATCTCGCACTATTACCGGACGCGTCGTAACATGGAACGAAACTGGATCGACGTCCGCCGGACTTACAACGTTTAAGCCAGAATCTATCGCCACTAAGAACGTTAAATTATTACTTGAACACGATCGCACTCGACCAATCGGAAAGGTTCTATCTATGACCGCAACCGAACAGGGAATCGACGCGACATTTAAGATCGCGGAAACAACAGCGGGCAACGACGCACTCATAGAGGCAGCCACAGGTTTGCGCGATGGTTTTAGCGTAGGAGTTAAAGTAAACGCGCACGATTTCGTCGATGGCGTGTTAGTAGTAGCTAAAGGCTCTCTCGATGAAGTCAGTTTAGTTTCAGAGCCAGCCATCGACAGCGCCCGCGTCAGTTCTGTAGCTGCAAGTCAAGATGGCATGGACGACGAGGACGAGGACAAAGAGGAAATGAAAGCAACAGATGAGAATTCTGATCCCTTAGATGAGGAAACAGAAGAAACAAATCCAACAACAGAAGGAGACGAAGTGTCAGACACTACCGAAACCGCTCCTGCCGAGACATCGGTAGAAGCGTCAAAGCACGTTCCAATGGCGTACACCGCGCCACGTTCACCCATTGTCGATAAGGTTTCTTATTTACAGTATTCACTTAAGGCGTCAGTTTTACACGACGAGGACGCTCGCCAGTACGTTAAAGCTGCCGATAACACAACATCAACAGCTCCGGGCATGGTTCCAACACCACAGAGCCGCACAGTTATTAACGCGTTAGCTAATGCCGATCGTGGCATGATTGACGCACTATCTCGCGAAGCTCTTAGCGCAACAGGTATGACTTTCGAACTTCCAAAAGTTACAGCTGTACCAACAGTCACAAACATTGCTGAAAATGCTGCGATTACAGAATCAAATCTAAGCGCAACTTATATTTCGGTTCCAGTACAGAGCTTCAAGGGTCGCGCAATTTCAACAATCGAACTTATCGATCGTTCAGACCCAAGTTACCTAACAGCGTTGCTTCAGAATCTGGAATTTGCTTACGCAAAAGTTACAGACGAGTTTGCAACCGGAACTATTGCTGGCGCTGGTCAACAGACAGGCGTAAACGCTAACTCAGCTACCGGATTCCTTGCGTACACATCACAAGCTGCGGGCGCTGTTTATTCATCGTCACTAGGCTTCGCTCGTAACCTAGTAGTTAGCCCAGGACAATGGACTAACATCATGGGGTACAACGATAATGGCGCACCTCTATATAATGCGGCTCAACCGAGCAATGCGGCGGGGTCTGTGCGCGGCGATTCACTTCGCGGCGTAGTTTCACCGGGTCTAAATCTGTTCGTGTCACGTTCTATCGGTAACGCTGGAGCAACTACATCAACAGGCGACTTCTCAATGGTGGTCGTTAACCCTGACGCGTGGACATGGTACGAATCTCCTCGCTTTGAGCTTCGCACTAATGTCAACTCAGACGGAACCATCGATATTCTTTACTATGGTTACGCTGCAATCGCGCCAAAGATTCCGTTCGGCGCTTGCTGGAACCAGACCTGAGATAACTAAATAATCATCGGTCGTTTCGCTCCCGAGGCGACCGAGCAGAATCGAGAGAGGAACGCTAATGCCAATAGTTACAGCTACGGAACTTCGTGACGTGCTAGGCGTTAGCGTTTCTCTTTACTCGGACGCATATCTCGATCTTATGATCGCAAGTGCTGAGGGTGCGATCCTGCCGTTACTCACTGGATACCAGTCAGCAATTACAGGGATCGAAGTCAAAGACGGCATGGCGTTCTATACGACTCAACGAATTAACTATTTCGTTCCGGGTCAAGCTGTAATCATTTCAGGTTGCGGAGCCGCGTTTGATTTGACAGTTACAGTTAACGATCACAGAATCGCGCCTTACATATTTACGACCGCAACAGCAGCACCAGATCAAATCTTTACACCTAAGATTCCCGCTGGACTAGCGGTACTTAATGGCTCAACAGCCGAGGATTTATATTCAGGCGTAGCGCCTGTAAAGTCGGCGATATTAGTCGTATCAGTCGAAGTCTTTCAGTCGATCACAGCTCCGGGCAACACTTCGGCACAGGTTGACTTCAATCCATCGCCGTTCGTACTCGGTCGATCATTGCAGAATCGCGTAGTGGGCTTATTAGCTCCGTTTATTGACGTTGAAACTATGGGTCAATAAATGCCGACTTCAATTCAGGCTGACGTTCGCGCTCCGCTGGCGACCGCTCTCGCTGGCGTAACCGCGTCGGTTTATGAATCAGTACCCGAAGCTATAATCCCGCCAGCCGCAATTATCGTGCCCGGAACGCCCTATCTCGAGACAACACTTATTAGCAGC